AGAGCACAAGATGAGTTAATAGGTAGAATAGCAGCAGGTACAACATTAACGAGTATTATTTATGCGTATGCACGAAATGGTAATGTTATTGGTGATTTACCAAAAGACCAAGCAGATAGAGATCATTGGAAATCTCTTGGGATAGTACCTAACTCATTTGCAGTACCAAGACCTTGGAATCCCATGACTCAAGCTAAAGGAGATAATGGATATTTATATGTAAGCTTTGGTAGATCTGATGTTGCTAGTACTTTATTTAGTTGGGCTGCTAATATAGCTTACTATGAAGGTGTTATTGGTCAGAAAAAGTCAGATGAACAATGGGAAAAATTCACTTGGTACACATCTACTTTATTAGCTAGTACAGGTTTCATCCAAAGCACTAAAGATATGATGACTCTATTAGATGGTACAACAGATAGAGGAGTTAACTTTGAAAGACTAGGAGCTAAACTAGCTAGACCTAATGTTGGTTTTCAAGGTCAAAGTAAATTCTTAGCAGATCTTTTTGATGATACAAGGAAAGAATCTAATACTTTTCTAGAGTATGCTAGACAACAGGATTTCTTATTTAAGTCTAATATACCTAATGATTACGATGTTCTTGGTAAAACTCGTGGTAAAGGTAATGTAAAGCCAATAAGATATGGTCCACATAATTTTGTTGCACGTTTTCTACATAGTACGATGCCATTTCAAGTCACAATGACTGAAGGTGATTCTTTAAAGCAAGCTTTGTATGATATTAGATTTAATTTAGATTTAGAGTACAGTAGCTTAGGTGGTATCCAATTAAATTCCCAAGAAAAATCTGATTTAAAATTAGTTCTGGCTGAAGATCCTCAACTTAGATCTGATTTAGAAAGAACAATTAATAGTGAAAGTTGGCAAGCAAACTTTAAGCAATATAAAGATTTACAGAAGAAAAAAACAGATGGCTGGGATATTGCACAAGATAGTATCAGTGAAGATGTCCGTGATATTTTCACAGCTGCTAAAAACCGTGCAGAAGTAACATTAAAAGATCCAGAACGCTTCCCTGAGTATAACAATAACAGCCCTGAATCTTTATTTAATCGTATTAAGGTAAGAGAATATCAAGAAAAAGCTGCGTCTACTAGCAACGTAAAACTTAAAGAAAGCTTCTATAACCAAATAGAAACCTTAAGGCAATACGGCACAACTGGAGTCGCTCCACAATAGGCACCAATCCTATACACATTGATTATCAATGGCAGTTACAACTAAAAAGACATTTAATGCTGTAGGTAGTGGGGGTCAGTCATCAACGACTGTCTTCACTCCTGTCAGTATAGAACTGAATAACCAAGATGATCTAGATGTATATGTTACATTGTCAGGTGGTACAAGGGTCTTAAACTATCGTCAAGCGACTGGTAGTACTACAGACTCTAACCACCCACAGGTGAGCGATACAACTGGATTATATTTCCCCGCACAAAATGCTGGGGTAACACTTTACAATTATATATTATCCACTGATAATGACACTATTACGTTTAATTCTGCTTTACCTACAGGTGCAGTAGTATCTATAGAACGTAGAACTAGGGATAGTTCTAGTGATTATACTAATTTTGCAGGTGGAAGTACGATTAGACATATAGATGTTAATAGAGCGTTTGATGAATCTAATTTCACAGCACAAGAAGCAAGGAATAAAGCATTTGAAATAGAAGGTAAGATATGGGATAAAGAAGCTACAAGTACATCATTTATTACAAGTAATGAGATTGTAGATGGTACTATTGTTGCTGATGATTTAGCTAGTGATTCGGTTACTACAGTTAAGATAGTAGACGCTAATGTCACTACAACTAAAATAGCAAATCTCAATGTAATTAGAGATAAAATAGCTAATGATGCAATAGATAGCACAAAACTTGCTGATAACTCTATTAACTCTGAGCACTATGTAGATGGATCTATAGATGTAGAGCATTTAGCAGATGACTCTGTAGATAGAGCTTCGCTAGTTGCTGATGCAGTAGATGGGACTAAGATTGCTGATGATTCAATCAACTCTGAGCATTATGTAGATAGTAGTATTGATACACAGCATATAGCAGCTGATCAAATAACTAATGCATTGATTGCTGATAGTCAGATAGACTCTGAGCATTATGTAGATGGTAGTATTGATAGAGAACATCTAGCACCAGATATCGTTAATGCAACGAAGATTGCAGATGAATCAATTAACTCTGAACATTATGTAGATGCAAGTATTGCTCATGCACATTTAGCAAACGATATTATTGATGGAGATAATATACAGGACAATGCAGTTAACACAGAACATATTACAGCTAATGCTGTTACTGATTCTGAAATAGCAACAGGTACTTTAGATAATAGATATTACACAGAAACTGAACTTAACGCTGGTCAACTTGATAACAGATACTACACAGAGACAGAATCTGAAGCTTTATTCCTTAGACAAGACTCTTCGGAGACTATTGCTAGTGGAGTAACTTGGTCTGCTTCTGATACAAAGGTAGCTACAACATCTGCTATTGATGCCAGAATTGTTGATTTAATAGACGACGTTGGTGGTTTTGTACCTATAGCTAATGAAACATCTTTTCCTAACGCTAATCCTGACGTTAATAACGGCACTGGAACTCTTGTATCTATTAAAGCTCTCGCTAGTAACCTCACCTCAAATGGAAGTGGAGTGGCAACGGTTGCTAATGGTACTGTTGGAAACTCAACCGTCACCATTAATGGTTTAGCTAATAGTACTACTTATCTAGCAAGCTTTGGAATGATCGTAGAAACGACTACGACATTAAACACTTATAGCTTCCATAGGTATGTACCAAAGGCAACTGAGGTTAATGTTGTTGCTTCAAACATCACTAATATCAATGCCTGTGGTAGCAACCTGACAGATATAGAGAACTTTGCTGACTTATATCAGATTGCAAACTCAGCTCCGACACAAAGGGCTGACGGTGGCTCCTTAACTATTGGAGACCTTTGGTTTGATAATTCATCTAACCAAGTAATGATGGTCTATGACGGCTCATCTGGAGATGGATTCTCACCTATCACACCTAGTCAGTCAACTATTACGAACATTAATAGTGTCTCAGGATATGTAACGTATCAAGAGGACTTAGGTTCTATTACTGACGCTGTTAACACTGGATCTGGTAACAACTCTATCAATACGGTTGGAGCTGCTATATCGAATGTTAATACTACAGCTACAAATATTGCAAAGATCAATACAGTTGCTGATGACCTTAATGAAGGTACAAGCGAGATTGATACTGTTGCCACCAATATTGCGAATGTCAATACAGTTGGTGCAGCAATAACAGCCGTTAACGCTGTATCATCAAATGCTACGAACATCAATGCCGTACACGCCAACGCTTCAAACATTAATACTGTTGCTGGTGTATCTGCAAATGTAACCACAGTTGCGGGTTCGATAGCTGACGTAAACAGGTATGCAAACGAATACTTAATACAAAGTGGTACTCCATCTGGTCCTAGTGCTGGAGATCTTTGGTACAACTCCACAGCTAACACTCTTAACTACTACTCAGGTAGTACATGGATTGGTATAGCACCAGGTATTGCGGGATTAATTAATGACGCTAACCCTGCTTTAGCAAATCATCTTGACTGTAATGATAAGAACCTAACTGAAGTTGGGACAGTCAGTGGAAACAATTTACAACTCGACTTTGGAACTCTATAAATGGCAAAACTTTTAAAACTGAGAAGAGGTACAACCTCACAACATGGTAGTTTCACAGGAGCCGAAGGTGAAGTTACTGTCGATACTGATAAGGAAACTCTTGTCGTACATGACGGCTCAACAGCTGGAGGACATCCTGTAGCTGCTGAAGATATGGCTAATGTGTCTAGTGCTAATATAGCTGGAAGATTAGGCTCAGATTCCATAGCAACAAGTAAAATTGCTGCTGGTGCTTTACCAACAGACGTAACAGTTGCAGATGCAAATATATCTGGAAACTTAACAATCGAATCAGCAGATATAGTTGACGACACCATTGTTAACGCAGATATTAATGCAAGTGCAGCAATAGTTGGAACAAAACTTGCTAACCCAATATCTCTACCTGATGACCATAAAATATCATTTGGAACAGGTGCAGATAATAATTTAGAGATATTTCACGAATCAAGTTCAAATACTAATGAGATAATAGCGGCAGGTGGGGATATACATCTTGAATGTGATAACTTTATGGTTATCAATGACTCCACAAATGGTCGTACAATTTATGTAGATGAAAGTAATAGCCGATTAGAATTAGGTTTCGATGGAAACCATGATGTTTATTTCACTGGAACTGGTTCTACTTTTGCTACAAATGCAGACTTTGGAGCTGGTATTGACGTAACAGGGAGTGTAAATGCAACTGGAACTGGAAGTACTTTTGCCAGATTAACTATTTCAGATGTTAATCCTATTATTTATTTAACAGATACGAACAATAATTCCGATTTCTCGATAAGAGGTGCTAGTGGTAATTTAACACTCCGTGATGAAACAAATGGAGTAAATAGACTTCAAATAGATTCTGCTGGAACAGTTGATATAGCTGGGAACTTAGACGTTGGTGCTGGTGTTGACGTAACAGGAAATATAACTGTTACAGGAACTGTAGATGGTAGAGACGTAGCTACTGACGGTACAAAGTTAGATACTTGTGAAACTAACTCTAAAGACGATCAAACAGGAGCTGAAATTCTAGCTTTAATTAATACAAGTAACGTATATACTACAGGAGATATAGGACGAGACAGCACTGACCATATTAATTTTGTAGATAACTCGCAAATGAATGTTACCCTTAACGGTAGCAACGAGTTCAGATTCCTCGCTAACGGAGACTTCCATGCAGATGGAGATATTATAGCAGAATCTACTACTATTTCATCAGACGCTAAACTAAAAGAAAGTATTCAAGTAGTACCTAATGCACTAGATAAATTAGAGCAACTAAATGGTGTTACCTTTAACTGGATTAGAAGTGGAGAAAAGAGTGCTGGTGTTATAGCTCAGGATGTTTTAAAGGTTTTACCAGAAGCTGTAAAAGAAGTGAAGGGATTAAAGGATAATGATACACATTTAACTGTTAATTACCATGCTTTAACTTCCATACTTATTGAATCTATTAAAGAGTTAAAAGCAGAAGTGGAAGCTCTTAAAGCTGGAGGTGAGTAATGGCTTGTCCTTCAAGTGGGCAAATTAAAGTATCTGATATTGTTTCAGAGTTTGGTGGGTCTGCCCCTCATTCTCTAAAAGAGTATTATAGAAACGGTGATAATGTCCCAGGAAATAATACTAGCGTCTCTGAATCAGGTGAAATTACTGTAAAGTCATTCTATGATGCTGTAAATGAAATAGGTCTAACGATTAGTAGCGGTCAAGAGAATTATAACTGTGCAACTGCATATGGAGACAATTGGGCTTCAGCAGTACCTAAACGTCTTACTATTAACTCTGGTGTGACGGTTGGTGGAACTGGTAGTAGTGCAGCATTGATCATTCCTTCGGGGATGGGTGGTACACTTATAGTTGAAAACAGTGGAACCGTTGCTGGTTTTGGTGGTGCAGCTAGCGGTGGAGACGGTGGAACTGCTGTTCAAGTTCTACAGAATGGAAATATAACTTGGAATAACTTATCTGGCTCTGCTCTCTACGGAGGCGGTGGCGGAGGAGGCCAAGGTGGTTCTGGTGGATCAGGTGGTTCAGGAGGATCAGGTGGTACTGGTGGTACTGGTGGT